TTCAATAGGAGTATTTCTCATGATTTCAATATTAATTTAGTTTTGCAAAGGTAACATAAATCTCTTATAATCAAGCTTTGTTAAAAAAAAGATGATTTTTTTTCTTTCAATCTATTGCAGATATAAGAATTTTGTCTACCTTTGCAACCGCAATCGAGAGAGATGGCAACAAAGAAATGAAATAATGGTGCGTTAGTTCAGTTGGTTAGAATACATGCCTGTCACGCATGGGGTCACGGGTTCGAGTCCCGTACGCACCGCGAAAGGGAGTAACATTAGTTACTCCCTTTTTTGTTGTGTATCAGACAATTAAGGCATTGGAAGTAGATGGAGAACATATAAAAATTGGGTGCATATTTACCGGAAACTTACCAGTATTTCCCGATTTTTACCGATATTTTCACCTATAATGATACCGCCTTTGATACCATTTTTAAATTGTAGCGATAATCAGTAGATACCAAAACTCAAAAGAATATGAAATATCCGACAATGAGATTCGTCTTTGACCGTAAAAAGGTTGCGACAAAGACACACAAGGGACTCGTTCAAATTGAAGTTTTGAGCGAAGGTAAGAGAAAATGGATCGGAACCGGCGTTAAAGTCTATTCCGACCAATGGAATGATCGAAAGAAGATAATCAATTCGGTTGAAATGATTCAATTGAACCAGTGTCTTGATGAACAACTCCGGGTTATCCAAAATTGGATTAATGAACTTATCAGCAAAAAGGAAGTTTTTGATTTTGATAAGCTGGATAGATTTTTGAGATATACCAATAAATCAGAAAGTTTTGTTGACTTTGTAGAAAGAAGAATTGAAGAGCGTGGAGATATAACGGAAAGTACCAAAGCTTCCCATCGGACATTTGCGGCCTCATTACGTGAATTTGACAGAATAATATATTTTTCTGATCTCACAAAAGCCAATATCACATTGTATGATGATTGGTTACATGCTAAGGGCTATTCACAGCCGACAATATATAACTATCATAAACGTAACAAACGTTATATCCACGAGGCCATAAAGTTTGATTTGCTAAAAAATGATCCGTATAAGGGTGAGCGTTTTTCCCGTGGCAAACATGCCATCAGGAAATATTTGACTGCCGAAGAATTGAAGAAAGTGAAAGATGCTCAAATATACTCGGAAACGATCTGTAGAGTCCGTGACCTTTTTATTTTTCAGGCATATACTGGAATATCCTATGCTGATCTTGCTAAATTCAATTTCAAACGTGACGTACAAAAACGCGGCAATAAGTATGTTATATTGGATATTCGTTTAAAGACAGAAGAAAACTATTTTATCGTATTACTGTCTCCTGCAATGGAAATATTGAAAAAATATGATTATGTGCTTCCGATTATCAGTAATCAACAATACAATTTGCGGCTTAAAATAGTTGCTGATTATGCAGGGCTTGATAGAAATTTGACCGTTCACATGAGCAGGCACACATTTGCGACAATGTGCCTGAACAATGGGGTTAAAATGGAAAATGTGAGTAAAATGCTCGGTCATACAAATGTACGCACCACACAACAATATGCTAAAGTTCTGAATGCCGAAGTGGAAAAAGACTTTGAGATGCTGGAACGGATTTTGTCATAGTATAAGAAAGCCACGCTAAAATAGTTCTACCGATATTTAGCGTGGCTTGTTTCATTTAAAATACTCCATAACTTGTGCCGATTGTTCACGGAGACCACAGCAAAGATAATTTTGAGTCATTTCCACGCTTGCATGTCCCATCATTTGGCTTATTGAGTATAAATCGGCACCGCGTAAATACAAATTGGTTGCAAAACTCCGGCGTGCCGTGTGGCTTGAAACAAATTCCCATTTTTCACCTTCCACTTCCTTTCCGGCCTTGAATACTTTAACCGCCTCTGTGATTCCGGCTTTCCGGCAAATATTACGGATATTATTGTTGAATGTCGGATCACTAACTTCTTCTTTAGGTAAATTTGTTAGTAGCTCTTTCACGATTGGCTTCAATGGCACCGTGGCATGAGTTTTAGTTTTTAGGCTGACATAAGAGATCATTCCACCCACTATATTACGGTTGTTCAACCGTGTATAGTCACTATGACGGCAACCGGTAAAGGCGCCTATTAAAAATTGTGTGCGTACCAATTGTTCGTTGGTATTCTTGGGAGCATAGGTGATAATTCGTTCAAGTTCTTCATCAGTAAGCCAAACATTAGTGCTTCTCACATTTTTTACTGAAAGGATTTTATTATAGTCTTTAGGTAGCTCAACCTCTTCATTATACAAGTTCAATACAGCTTTTAATTTGGCGGCATATTGGCGAACAGAGTTTGGTGCCAGCCGTTCTTCCATATAATCAACAAAAGTCTGCAATCGGACTTTTGAAAGATTCTCCCATGTTGCCGGGCAATCATTTGCCCGACTATACATGTTGAGTATAATTTCATATTTGGGGTATTTTGCCAAGAATGCTATACGTAAGTCTTTCATTTTTATTTCATTTCTTTATTCCAACCATCATAAATATCTTCCCAATTATCACCTAAGCCAACCCTTATGCCGAAAGCGTTGTAACATTGTTGTACCGCTTCTTTCGGTGGTAAGTATCTCCCGTCACTTAACATTATATAGCCTTCGTTTATTTCTTGTTGTAGCAAGTTTATATCTACTGGCATGATTTCATCAGGGAACAGCACCACGTTTCCTTTACTCGTTTGATAACTGACTCTTGGTAGTTCAAAATGCCCTCTCTGCCCAGTCAATAAAGAACAGATTCCGATTTCTCCAGTAATGAGATGAACTTCCGTGTTTGGCGCATTTATAACCATAAAATAGGCGTTATCGTCATTTTGGAAATGATTTACTACTCTGCCCACCCTTTCTGTATCACATCTTCTCATTCTCTCGTCCCAAAGATGTCCCAAATCATCATGGAACCGGATATAATCTCTTATTTTATCCCATGTTCTTACAGACAGAAATTTCATAGCAGGTAGAGTAAGAGTTTTTTCTACACCATTATCATATTTAAGTTCATGAGTAAAGTAATGTTTTCGTGAGCCGGTAATGTGTATATCCGTAACATCAAAGTTTTCATCATATCCGTTTTCGGTGGAATATTCTTCAAGAACAACAATATCACTCTGTACGATTTCATCAACTATCTTTTGAAACTCATTATAGGCATTGGTTAGCAGGTTTTCGGTATTCATGTTGTCCTGCATGGGTATTTGTGCAACAAGTCTTATCGGGTATTCATTATGTTCTGTACCATAGCACATATTCTCCACAATACCACAATTAACCTTCCCACATCTTTCATGAAAGAAGTCCATTGTACGCAATACATCTTGGTTGCTTAATTTCGTGGGTTGGGTGACAAACAGCACATAACTTACTTTTACCCTACTAAGAAGTTCTATATGCACGTTTGTAACACTTGGAGGCGTGTCAATAAGAACATAATCCGGGTTGATAGAGTGTATTTTCTTTTTAGCCAGTTCAAGATATTGCCTTACCATTGATTTTTCCAAGTAAATAAACTTGGAAAACATATTTCCAGAAGAGTGTACCCAAATCATTTCATGCGGATGATCGCCTTCAAATTCGGTGTTCATTGACGGGGTATTTATATCTGCATCAATGATAAACACCTTATTCCCTTGTTTTGCAAGTAATCTTGCTATATTTGCGGTTGTTGTGGTTTTGCCTACGCCGCCTTTGCCTGAATATATTATAATAGCTTTCATATCAATTAAATATTTGGTTCAATAAATATTAAGAGTCAAGTTTTTTAATAAATTCATTTAATCTACTGGCTGAATAATCGGTACCGCCAATTATAAAATAACCATCAACGGCAAATTTGAATGCTTCAATGGCTTTTTGTCTCATTCCTTCTTCGGCTATCGCTATTGCTGCATAGGCTTTTGCTTCTGATATGGCATATTGCACATAGCCGGTAGAATCCATCCGGTTGTCACTTTCCAAATCCAAAGTGTTACGTCTGATATAATCTTTTGCTTTTTGATTCATAATTATGCTAAAATTGCTTTATTTGTTTTCTAAATTCGTTCCATTCGTTGTTGGTAAAGTTGAAAAGAGTCTTTTTGCCTTTTTCTTCCCAATCACTTATGGCATAACCTACTAAATAAACTTTTTTAGTGCTGAAATCAAATCCCGTCACCCTATAACGTTTCTCATTATCCCGGTACATTGCCCCTTTGCATAACCTTCTGCCTTTGGAGTCTATGAAGGGTTTAATATTGCAGAATGCTTCATAGCTTTGGCAGGCTGAAATATTTCCCGAAGTAACAGCTTTCCGATAGAAATTTTCACCATAGCCCTTACCGTTGGCGTTGACTCCAAACCAGTAACCACCGCTGAATTTTGAAAATATATTCTGAAAATCCTCTTTATTGAATTTCATTTGAGATATTATAGCCAACTTTACTGCTTCATACATGGCTATGTTGACTCGTAAATAAGAATCAGTCTTTTCATTGTTCCAAACAAATTCTATCAGTTCAAAAGCTTTTGATTTTTCATTCATACTTTTGGGTATTTTCCTTCTCCTTTCGGATCAGTTCATTAATAAATTTACTCATGTTCGGTTGCTCTCTGACAAAATCAACCAAATCAATATCCAGTCTAATAGCATAGACCTTACTTTTCGTAACCGGTTTGTTTCGGCGATAACTTCTTTTGGCTTGTTTATTCTTTTCCATAATGATTCTTGATGTATGTAATAATTCGTTTGAAATGGCTGTAATTTAGGCTTGTTTGCCTCTTTTGTTCCGTCTCTGATTCGATGATTACCTTTGGTGTGAAAACGTCTGAAATCGCCCCAAAATAGTTCATCTGCATTTGCCTTTGGTCGGATTGCTCCCCAAACATATCGCCGTAATAGTTCGGGCAACATCATGGAAACAAACAGCAATGTTATACATTGACGATTCAATAGTTCGGGCACAACGGTTGGGCTGATAGTTCGTTCATGTTTATGTATGAAGATAGGCACCGGGAAAACCAAAGGCTGATCAATATACAATAGTTCGGGTGTGTATGCGCGTACTGGTTCATTCTCTGTTATTGGTTCGGGTTCGTTCGCGTTTGTTTCTTCGTTTACTGGTTCGGTTAATAGTTCAGACAAAGAAATGCCGGATAGTTCGGTTAGCATTGTTAGCCTCTGTAATGCTTTGTTTATTTGATCCTGATAAAACCAACGGGAAATAAAATCTATCAGAGCTACCAAAGCAAAGACAAAAGCCGGTGTTTTTGTTTGTACATCCACATATAAGGCCGGTAAATGTTTCTCCGGCTCTCTTACCGATTCTTTTTCTGGGATAGTAGGAACTTTGGCACGATCCAAAGCCTTTATATTACATTTTAAGTTCGGGCAAATAGAATCATTTATAAAGGCAGGCATAACCACACCGATACGCGCCGCCTTATCATCGAAGACCGCCGCCCGATCAGGTGCCACCAGCCATACGCCACCAGTCCAGCCGGAAAGCAAAGGGATAACGTTTGATGCAAAGAAACCTAACTTTATATCAATTAAAGCGGCTTTTTCCAATGTTACACAAAGTTCTTTGTGTCCGTTACTGTCTGCGTCATTATAAGATAAATAAACTTTGTTCTCTCTGGCAATAGTACGGAGTGAGAAACCGCTTTTTTTGTTCCGTTTGGCTATTTCTTTTACAAAACCGGCAACCGCTTTTAATTCGCTTTTCTGAATCTTTATAAATCCGTCTTTTGAAAGATTGGGATATACAAGCCGGTAATTAGGGAAATATCCGGCAAAATCACAAATAAAGGTTTGTTTCTTATCGTTGGTTATTTCTGTAATATTGCCGCCTTCCTGACTGCAAACACAAACAGAGCACCGGCCAACCATTTCTTTTAAATGTTTGGGATTGATAAATAATTTCAGACCGTCAGGCAAAAGCCCGGATGTTTCAATAATTACGGGATATTCTTTTAATGTACGCCCGTCAGAAGCAACTAAAGCCGATTTGTAAGGATCAAGATAAATATAATTAAATGCTGGTCTTAGAGAATCTTTTGTTACTAATTTAGTGATATTTAGATGTTCCTTTGTAATCCACATATCAAAGGAGCAAACAATATTTTCACGCTCTTCTATTTTGGTAAACCTTGTTTTATTGGCTTGTTTGGTGCCTATCAGCTTTTCAAATTGCCAAACAAGATTAAAAACCTGATCCACTGGAAAGGAACATTTAAAGCTGTTTATTTGTACAGTCCTAAAATCCGTTATATTTAGTTTGGCATCAACGCAAAGATATTTTATATTTATCTCGTTCCCGTTGGCATCTTTCAGTTTTGCAAGCTCCGCGGCGGTATAGGTACCGGGAGCTATTTCTATTTCATTTGTAAAAACGTCGTTTGCTATTTTAACCAATTCGGCCAAAATGAGGCCGTTAAATTCTTTTTCATTCATAACATTAAATAGTTAGATATTTTACACCAAAGTAAAAGCCTAAAGCAAGGCAAAAAAGCAAGTAAATAGGAAGCAGCCAAAGACCGCCAAACACGCTAAAGCAGATTAATAAAACTACTATTAGCCAAATAATTACGCCCACCATGTTAGAAAGTAGGGTTTTCAAGCTCTTGCAAAAAATCTTCCTCCGTTATACTCTCACATATATTTGAGCCATCAACATAAACACTAAATCCGGTTGCGGTACGGAATACTTCTAATTTGTGCGTTTCTCCGTTTGGGGATTCTATTATATAAGTAGTCATAATATAAAAGTTTAAAGGAATGCCGGAAAACCGTCCGGCGCGGTGGAATATTTGTATTATTCGTTTATGTTATGCAAATTACATTTCCAAACGTGTTTAGGAAATGAACCGTCTTTGTTAAGGCTAACAATAGATGTATTATCCCCGTTATCCTTTATTACATAAACTATAAGTTTTCTAAATCCGTATAATCCAATATGATATAATATCTTTTTCTCCATAAATTTAAAATTTGTCTGATTGATCATTTTTATTTATGAAGTCTTTTAATTTCTTGGGATCGGTGCCGGAGATGAACACCACGGCACCGAATAAAAGCAGCATTAAACAAAACATATTCTAACTATTTAGCATTATAATAAATGTTTGGTTCTGATGTTACGTTATATATATAGCTTCCACAACGCACCAGCAGCGCGGCAACGCCGTAATACTGTTTTTTCATTCCTCTAATACTGCCGGATTTATGAAAGTTCGGGAAACGGGATATATTCACCCGTTTTCCTTCTTCTTTTGTTATTCTACGTACTTTCATAAGGCTATTTCATTTTAAAAGTTATGCCAGCAGGCAACAAAGAACGGTTAACACTGGAAACGAATTTATTAAAATCGTTCTCCGTTACTTTTGTTTCGTAGTCTTTCCAATTAAAAACAAGCTCGTTACTATGATCGTAATATATCACATTATTAACTGATAACCCGGCATCAAGAACGGCCAACATAACCCGCTTTTCATTTTCGGCCTTTTGTTGTTTCTTTTTGCAATCGTTAATTATTTCAGCGCGTTTTTTCTCGTATGCTTTGCGCTTTTCTTCGTCTTTTCGCGCTTGTACAGCTTCAGGACGATAATAACCATCGTTTATTCTGTTAGTTATAGTTGTACGTTCTTCA